TTTCGTTTTCAACTTGTGCTCTTCGCGATTAAACCAACTGTTATACGTGCATTCTTTATGGCCCTTGGTTAATTCTAATACACGTTTTACTAAACTAGACAAAATTGGGATAAAAGAGACTTGTTTTTCCAAACCCAAGGCAACACCGCGCATTAGCGATTCTCGTGTCACACCTTTGGGGGCGTCTGCTATATATCCAAACTTTGCCAACACTTTCCCAGGCTTCGGCCCAAAACATGGCCCACTGGCAGTCGTGTAAACACGGCTGGAACAAAATTCCAGATCTGAGAGGTTTTTCCTATACAAAGACTCACTCTCAAACCCAAAACTCGCCATACCCTTAACCCAATCGACTTCGATTTTGCGACTATGTGCCATAGCGTTATCATCGCCTTGCACTAACATCCGCAACTCTTTTGACATTTGTTCGAAGTCTACTTTGGCCTCTTGAGAATAAAGGTACAGGTGCATGATTCCATTAAGGACGGAATTAAACAGTGATGTATAAGGGTCGCCACTCTTTCGCGTACCATCCACTGAAAACTTCCAACCACACGTCGTAAAACCGTGGGTCTTGATATTTTGCATCATCAAATCCAAAACGGCACGCGGTGCTCCAAATTGCTTACACAACCACACCTCGTACTCGCACCACTTTCGCCCAACTGAGGCATCCCATTTGCCTACATCGTCTTCAACGAATTGCCAGCCGTCCATAGCGATGAACTCTGCCATTGATTTCGTATCCATACCGGATGTGAACACACAACAACTTTTACCGACACACCACCTACGTTTTAACAATGACTGTAAGGCAGCGATCCACGGTCCAACCAAGCAAATAAATTCAGGCTGGGCCCCCATGATCATTCGGGGCGTTTTTTGTTTGTGTCCCAACGGGCTTTGCAACAACAAGTTCTCAACTTTAACAAAAGCTTTTCGTTGAGTAAATTTGTGTAGTTGTTCTTTGGTCAACTGGGTGTCTACATCGATCCCATCCGCATCTAGCTGTGCTTTACAAGCACGCAGCTGTTTTTTCACGGATGGGCTCGCATTCGACGACGCCAAGTATACCTCAAAATCCAC